TGTTCAAGACCGTAATGAGTCGCAAGGTAGAAGTCGCATACGGTAATGCAAAAGTAAGGAAGGCTGTCATAAGTGGCGATGCGGAATTCGTAATCATCAACTATGACGGAATCGAAATTGTCCAAGACGAAATCCTTGCAGCGGGGTTTGATCTAATCATTTGCGATGAGGCTACAAACTTAAAGAACACATCCACAAGAAGGTGGAAGCTCTTAAATAAGATAGTTAAGCCCGACACTAGGCTGTGGCTGATGACCGGAACCCCTGCCGCACAGTCGCCCCTTGATGCCTATGGGTTGGCAAAGCTGGTATGCCCCGAAAAGATCCCGAGAACTAAGGGGGCATGGCAAGACCTAACAATGCAAAAACTTACACAATTCAAATGGATACCAAAACCGAAAGCCAAAGAGATTGTTCATGCGGCACTACAACCCGCGATCAGATTTACGAAAGCCGAATGCTTGGATTTGCCGGAGGTGATGTACATGACGCGGGATGTGAGTTTGACCGCGCAACAGTCGAAATACTACGAAAAGCTCAAGAACGAAATGTTGTTTACCGCATCCGGTGAAGACGTAACGGCTATAAACGCCGCGACGCAATTACAAAAACTCCTACAGATATCCGGCGGTGCCGTATACACGGATGAAAATGATGTCCTTGAGTTCGATGTATCCAATCGATTACGAGTGCTGGAAGAAGTGCTTGAACAAACAGAGAACAAGGCGCTGGTATTTGTGCCCTATCGCCATACGATCACGGTAATCAAAGAGTTCTTAGATAAAAAAGGAATCCGGGCGGAGGTGATAAATGGTGATGTCTCTCTTGGAAACCGCACTGAAATTTTCCAAAGATTCCAAACGTCCTCGGACCCGAAAGTTCTAGTCATCCAACCCCAATCCGCTTCGCATGGAGTCACCCTCACTGCTGCGGACAACATCGTTTTTTGGTCACCCGTCATGTCTGTAGAGACATACCTACAATGTATCGCTCGCATCGACCGAGTTGGTCAGAAGAACAAGATGACCGTGTGGCACTTGCAGGGCAGTCCTATCGAGCGCAAGATTTACAAGGCCCTTCAAGACAAGAAGAACCTGCATGAACAGTTGGTAGCTCTTTACAAGGAGGCATAATTTACATTTTAGTCACACTCAACCCTTGACTCTAAAGAACAGTCGTGGTACACTAATACTCCGCTGTTAAATCAATACCTTACCGAGGAATACATGGACGCCATACCTGCCGACAAGCTGGTCAAAGCCTACATCAAGCTGCGTGATGCCCGCGCAGTTCTTAAGTCAGAGTACGAAGCGCAAGATGCTGTGCTGCTGGATAAGGTAGCTACGATTGAATCTAAGCTGCTGGATTTTTGCAGAGAGTCTGGTGCGGATGGGGTGAAGACCCCGTTTGGAACCGCATCCCGTGTGGTCAAAGAGCGTTACTTTACGAACGATTGGTCATCGTTCCGCGCCTTTGTCAAAGAGCATGATGCGTTCGACCTGTTCGAAAAACGCATCCATCAAGGAGCTATCAAAGAGTTTTTGGAGTCTAATCCTGATCTCAGGCCGGAGGGTCTGAATGTTCACCGCGAGTATGCGGTTGTTGTGAGGAAAGCTAAATGATGTTTGAAACCAAAACAGATATCTGGAAAGTCTCTCTTAGTAATGACCAAGAAGAATATGAGATGGCTTGGATTAGCTATGACGCTAATTACGGAGAGGTTGAAGTACAGTTTGCCGGGGAGAGTATAAAGTTTACTTCTCCTGAACAATTTGAATCGTTATTTGAGCAAGTGATGTTGGCAGTTAAAAAAGCTTTCGAACAAAACAAAGGAAAAATTAAATGAGCGAACTTACTATTTTCCAAGGCGGTCTTCCCTCTTACCTCAAAAACGTCGAGCTTGACGAAGATACCAAGTCAATGCTGGGCGGTAATCGGGGCGGTCACCGTATCTCCACTGCCAATGGCGCTTTCAGCATGATCGTGGACGGCAAGGTTATTGCCACCCGCGAGGAGCGTTTCATCAACGTCGTGATTGTGCGTATGGCACAGAACGATTCGCGTACCTTCTATGATGGTGCATACAAAGAAGGCGAGTCTAAGCCTCCTCAGTGCTGGTCTTCTGACAATGTCAGACCGGATGCTGGCGTATCCACCCCTCAGTCTAAGACCTGTGCTGAGTGCCCCAATAACATCAAGGGGTCGTCTGCATCAGGTGAAGGGAAGGCTTGCCGTACCTCCCGTAAGCTGGCGGTCGTGTTGGAGAACGATCTTGACGGGGCGATCTACCAGTTCAACCTGCCCGCTACGTCTGTGTATGGACAAGGCGAGCCGAACAAGTGGCCGCTGAAACCCTACGTCCAGTATCTTGGCAACAACGGAGTGCCGGTCGGTGCAGCCGTGACCGAGATGAAGTTTGACTTGGTTAACAAGGGCCGTATCAACTTCCGTCCGGTTAAGGCGCTGAAGGAAAACGAGTACAACATCATCCGTTCCCGTGCGGAAGATCCTGCTGCTCTGAACGCTCTGCGCTTGACTGTGGCACAGACTGATAAGGTCATCGCCCCCACTCCCGCCCTTACTGCCAAGGCCAAACCCGCCCCGGTCGAAGATGTTGAGGACGCTGAAGAAATCGTTCCGGTGGTTAAGAAAGCGCGAGAAATCGAAAAGCCTGTTGCCGATTCGTCCGATAAGGATGCTAAAATCCGTGCCCTGATCGAAGAGCTTGGGGATGATGAGGACGAAGAATGAGTGACAAGATTGGTAAGGGTCGGAATAAACCCGCCCACAACCGCAAGACCGTGGAGCGTGTGCAAGCTATGGAGGCAGGGGAGTTCAACTCCCTGAGCGTTGAGTTTGCGAAGCTCTGCGTCGCTGCAAAGATTTCCCCCGCGAGTGTGGCTAAGGTTGTTGGCGTCACCCGAGGTGCTGTGTATCGTTGGATGAAGGGCAGCAAAATCCGAGAGGAGCGCCGCCCCGAAGTGCAAAAGTTCGTGGAAGTCATCAAGAAATCTTTGGACTCTGGAGAACTTCCTAAGACCAATCGGGTCGAAGGGGATAAGTTCATTGAGTCGCTGTGCGCTCCAGCACAGTAAATCTACCTAATGCAGCGGAAGGGGGGGCCTCGGCTCCCCCTAATTTTCGGGGACTTCCGTGCAGCAGTTCTATGAAAAAATACTTCCAGACCAAGGCCATTACTGTGTTGCTTCTATTAACAACGGAGTCGTAAAAACTTATTTACTCAAAGATAAAAACGAAATAGTCGAGGTCGTAAATGATCTCAAAAGTGTTGAGGGTAATAATATTTATTTCACACCGGGGGTGTACGAAGGACAGAGGCGGGTTCAAAAAGAATGCCTGCAAGTACGCGCTCTATTCCTAGACATCGACTGCAAAGGTCGGGATAAGAAGAACAACTACGACAACAAGAAAGAAGGCTTAGAAGAAACTCTTAAGTTCATTGAAGCAGTTGGCCTGCCTGAAAGCGTCATCGTTGATTCAGGGTATGGTTTGCATTTCTATTGGCCTTTCACCGAAGCGGTCGAGGCTGCTGATTGGAATGTAGTAGCAAAGACATTCAAGAGTCTGTGTTCAGCGCATGGTTTGATCTTCGACCCGGCTGTTCCGGCTGATTCCGCTCGGCTGATGCGCTGCCCTGACACAACAAACAAAAAACGTCGGTCCAAGTTATTGGCTGATGCAGAATCACATACATTTTTTGAACTTAAGCAGATCATTGAAGATGCCTCAGAAGTTCTTGGCATAAACGTACAGCAAGCTACACCGCTTGAAGGATTCATTCGGGCAGAGATCGACGAAGCGACAAAGGCTTTCCTTGAAGGGAAGCGCGGCGACTTTCAAACCTCATTCAAGAAGATCCTCAAGATGGGATCTGAGGGGTGCCTGCAACTAAACGATGCGTTTATAAACCAAGCTACGACCGAAGAACCTTTGTGGCGAGCAGCACTGTCCGTTGCCCATGCCTGCACCGATGGGGAAAAGGCGATTCATTGGATTTCGTCCAAGCATCCTGAATATACCCACGGCGCTACTGAGAAGAAAGCCGCTGAAACGAAGGGGCCATATGGATGCAAAGCCTTTGAATCCGTCAACCCGAAGGGCTGCGAGGGCTGTGTCAACAGGGGCAATATCGACAACCCGATCAAGCTTCACAAGGAACTAAAGCCGCCTGAGCCGCAGGGTGAAAGACAACGCGACCCCTTTCCTCCGGAACTTTTTCCTTTCTTTCGTGGTCCTGACTCAGGGATTTATAAGAAGGTGCAGGGGAAAAAGGGAAAGAAAGACGAGCCGGATGAACCAGATGAAGACATCCTTATCTTTGCATTTGATCTTGAAATTACTAGGCGGTACTTGGCCCGTGACTTGGGGGAAGTTATCGATGTTGAAGTCTTTCTGCCTAATGACAAGCCAAGGAGTACGCAGCTACAACTGAGTCGTATGGCTTCTAAGGATCTATTTCAGAAAGACCTTGGGGTGTTAGGTGTGACTGCTACTGTATCTAACTGGATGAATCTTATGGAATACACACGCAAGTGGGCCGAGTACCTACAGAAGACTACCACCGCTAAACTGTTACGTTCTCAACTAGGCTGGTCACAAGATATGTCTTCCTTCGCCCACGGAGGCATAGAGTATTTTAAGGACGGCACTTCTTCGCCCTTGCCTGTCACAAGCGTTACGCGGGAAGTTTCTCGACTTCAGTCAGTGGGGGGTACTTTTGAGGGGTGGCAGCGGGCATTCCAGCACTTCAATGAGCCGGGGTTTGAGCTTCACGCCTTCATTGCACTAGCGGGGTTTGGGTCGGTTCTTTGCAAAATCCACCCCGGCCACGGTGCGGTCATCAATGCCTACAACAAAGACTCGGGTACAGGCAAGACAATCGCTATGTTTGGTGCGCTATCTCTTTGGGGTGCGCCAAAGGAGTTGTTCATTAAAGAAGGTACATCGAACGGGCGTATACAAAGGGTGGCTGTACAGAATAGCATCCCGTTTGGTATGGATGAAGTTACTAACATGCCCGACCACGAAGCAAGTGAGCTTGTATATACCTTGCA